AGTACCGTCAGCTAAGTAAATTTCTGCGGCTGTTACGTTAAAAGCTACTAAAGCTAACAGAAAAGTTAATGCTTTCATTTCTTAATGTCCTTTGTTTGCGTCTCAGTTTCAACTTCAGTGTGCGAACAGAAACCCAGACAGATCGTAGATTTCTCTCGTAGTGTGCCTGAGCATCCAGTAAGTAACACGAGTGCTAGGGCAGCTAAAAGTTTCATACTGCCCAAGGAGCGCCTGTGCCATGAGTAGGGTTGGCCTTCTCGTCAATCTGTGCTTGTACCGAGGCTTCTACAGACTCTTGCTCGGTAGGCGTGTCATCCATCTTATTTGTAGCCATCTCAGCTACGAGCCAGCCCAGCACAGTTTCCTCAGTGATGTTGTCCCAAGGCATGAAGTCATCGGCAGAAGGATCTGGGAGGGCCTTGGTGCCGTAAGCGGAACCTACGTTACCGTCTGCGTCTTCACCTGTGCAGCGCCAATGGGCTACAGTAGCTACGTTGTCTAGACCATCTTTAGATACTGCGTAGTCTAAGGATGAAATTGTCCATGTAATCGTTGTCATTCTTTATGCTCCTTTGAGTGCCGCTACTTCGGCCTTTAAGTCTTGGATTTCTTTGATCATCATTGGGACAAGCTTGCTGTAGTCAACACCCCACATGTCCTCATCAGTCTCACCCTTAGATATAGCGTAGGGTGCTACAGTCTCAAGCTCTTGAGCTATGAAGCCGTACTCCTGATGCTCGCCGTCAGCTTTCCAGTCGAACGAACGAACCTTGATGCTGTCGATGTTTCCAGCAGGCGCGTCTACGACGTTCTTCTTTAGGCGTTCGTCCGAGGACGTGTTGTATCCAGTAGTGTTTGTGGCGACACTAATGTATCCAGCCAGAGTAGACGCCGTATGGAATCTAATAGCAGTCCAAGCGCCACCGCCGCTGTTGTGCATTTCACAGGCTGTACCGCCACTCTGCACACCGAACACGCCTCTTAAAGCTCCGCTGTACTGAGACGTAGTTCCAACCTGCAAGACCCCTGAGGCGTTGATACGCATACGCTCCGAGCCAGCAGTCGCTATACGGAAGTCATCGTTGTTACTGCCAATTGAAGGTGGTGATGCTCCTGCGCCTGAGTTATCGAAGGCCAACAGACTAAACGCGGCAGTGGTGTCTATACTAGCCGCCACATTATTAGCACCTGCGTTTACATGTAGCGCATAAGCAGGAGCAGACGTACCAATACCCAAGTTTCCTGAGGCGTCGAGGCGCATCTTCTCGTCACTGATAGCTACGTCTGCCGCATCCGTGCTTGAGTCAACGGCAAATATTAATGGCCCAACACCATTTGGGGACTCCCTTCGTGCATAAATAGCTTGCTTTGCGTAGGTTGGGTCTGCACTGAAGTAAACCCCTGTGTAGCCTGTGTTGCCCGTCTCGTTTTGGAGTCTCAAGTATCCAGCTACTCCTGTGGCGCTAGAGCCATCAACGTGCAACGGAGCTAAAACAGTACCAGAACCCGTACCAATGCCCAAGTTTCCTGATGCATCTATACGGACTTTTTCAGAGCCGCCAATGCGAAACTGCATATTGCCTGAGTTAGCGTTGTCTAAATACACAGAACCTGCTGCACCTGACCCCGATACAGTCCCGATATCTAAAGTTTGGTTTGTTTCGTTACTGAATCGTGCGGTTAGTCCTGACGCTGTCTCTGCAACGTGTATGGCCGCAGCAGGAGCAGCTGTACCAATACCCACGTTTCCTGCACTGGTGATACGCATACGCTCGGCGTTGCTCGTTCCGAAGATTAATGGGCCACTGTACGGTGCGGCGGTTGTATCAAATAGAAAACATTCGCCGTTAGCGTGATTACGGTATAGTTGTAATCCACCAAGAGTTGCGGGGGCGTTAGAGCTAAAAAGCTTCCCGCTGTAGCCCACGTTTCCTGTGGCGTCGATGGTTAATCTAGCATTACCATCAGAACCAATAGTCAATCCAGCTGCGTCACTAAGCAGGTAGTGCTTTGGGACTCCCCCGTGACCAAACACAAGGTTGGCAGATGATGTGCCATTGACTGTTAACGCCGTCCTGTCAGCGGAGGGGTAAAGTACTGTGCCAGTGCCAATGGCCACGTTTTCACTAGCATCAATCGTGATAGCTGTAGCATTAGCGTTATCGTCGATGCCGGGGGAAGTAAAGCTTGAGGTTGCTGTAAGATCCGTAAAGGTTCCTGTTGAGCCGCCTTGAGAACCAATCTTTATAACGGTTGATCCAGACTTGGTGTAGAGTTCTTTGTTAGTCAAGTCTACTGCGAGTTCGCCTTCACTTAACTGCCCTGCTGTGGGCGCACCTGAGCCATTCTTAGTAATAATAGTAGTCATTTAGTATGTGCCTCCGTCAACTGTGGACAGTGTTGTTGCTATAGAAGTTGTACCAGAACCAGTAATAGCTCCAGTTAATGTAATAGTTTCGTTGCCTGTAATATAGCCACTGTTATTAGTCCACTGACTAATGTTCCCTGACTTGTTAGTAAACGTATCTGTACTAGACGGAGTAACTGTACCCGTGTTTGTGGTGTACCCGCTGTCGTTAGTCCACTGACTAATGTTTTGTGAGTTAAGCTGTGAGGCTGTGATGCCCCCTAAAGTTCCACCTAACGTGAGGTTGCCTGAAGAAGTTACTGTGCCTGTAAGCGTTACACCGTTGACTGTACCTGTGCCGCCTACGCTAGTAACTGTACCTACGTTTGCTGTGTTAACCCAAGACGAACCACTGTAAACACGGCTTAAGTTAGACGTTGTGTTAAAGTACCAATCACCTGCTGTAACAGGATCACCGTTTAGATCAACGGTAGGGTCAGACGCTTGTGCGCCTAAGTACAAACCATCAATAGCTTCCTGTGCAGCTTGTGCAGTAGCCGCGCTAGCAGCAGCGTTTGTTGCTGATGTACCTGCATTTGTCGCTGATGTTGCAGAAGCAGTTGCACTGCTAGCAGAAGCAGTCGCGCTAGAAGCTGCGTTGGTTGCGCTAGTTCCTGCACTGGTTGCTGAAGTAGAAGCGTTAGACTCGCTAGTTGCTGCGTTAGTCGCGCTAGTCGAAGCAGCAGACGCCTGTGTAGTAGCTGTGGTTGCACTAGTAGAAGCCGCTGTAGCCTGTGTAGCCGCTGTGGTTGCACTTCCAGCAGCAGCCGTGGCTTGTGTGCCTGCGTTTGTTTCGGCTGTCTCTGCACCAGTCTCGGCGGTTTCAGCAGCAGTCTGTGCAGCCTGAGCCGCAAGTTTTGCTGTATTGGCAGCAGCAGCATCAGCCGCTACCCCAGACTCCGAACCAGCAGCAGCAGTGGCGCTAGCAGCAGCCGCCGTTGCACTGGTCGAAGCTTCGTTTGCTTTCTCGGTAGCTGTTTGTGCATACTGGGCAATCTGTGAAGCATAGGCGTCCGTAGACGAATCACCTGAACCTCCATCACCCCTATAAATTGGCATAAGCTACTCCTGAAACAAACAAGAAATAAGAAAGGCCCCCGAAGGGGCCAGTGGAGTCTTACTCGTCAAAGACAGCTAGTACTAAGCCACCTTCAGGACGGTACACTTGAACACCATAGAGGGTGTCAGCGGTGTAAAGAGTAGACAAGTACTCTTGCTTGTATTGAGTCTGTGAACGTACATTCATCTGCTCCGCGTGGATGATAGCATCCTTGTGGAAGAACAGAGCACCACGAACATTAGTCTCAATCGTAGGACAGTTACTAGAAACGTAAATGTCAACACCGTAGACGTTACCAATCAGACCAGACTTAACAGTGCGGTCATCACGGAAGTCGCTAGATACGTAACGCTCAATTCCCATTACTGTCTTACGAGCAGCAGGTGGGATGATCAAGCAACGATCTTCCATTGGTACGTTGGCGTCATCGAGAAGCTTGATAGCCTCACGGAAACCTACGTCGGTGAAGTTGTCACCAGTAGCTACAGTACCAGCAGCAAAGGCGCTCAGGCCAGTAGCAGCGTTAAAGTAGTAGCTGTTACTGTTAACCCAATCTGCACCAGTAGGAGCAGCGAGGTCAAGAGTTCCGTTACCGAAACCAGTACCACAGTTCATCAGGTCAGTGTCAACCGTCAGAGCCAACTGGTAACCAGCGTCTTCTGTGTAGAACTGTCGCAGGCTGTTGAGTGCCTGTACTTCTACGATGTCCTCAATAAAACGTGAGTACTCAAAGTGACGATTGATTTCAATCTGCAATTCTTGCTCTACGTTCGCCTGAATGTTAACTGCGGTGTCTTGCACCTTAGCAGATGCAGCGCCACGGATAGGCTTAGGGACATGGATCTTGTCGCCCTTCTTACCTGTCATAGACATCTTCTTTACAAGAGGTGACATCTTCAGGTTCTTCTGGTATGCGGCAATTACTTCGTCGCTCCAGATTTCAGGGATGAATGTTGCTGCGGCTGTCTTATTGACAATGGAGCCACCGCCTACTGTACCGGGATAAGTTTGAGTCGCCATGATAAATCTCCTTTAGATTAGGCTACTTTACACGACCCTCGGCGTACGCTTGAAAGATTTCTTCTGACAAAGCTGAATAACGATCTGGGTCGGTCTGCATAAGTTTAATAATATCAGCACGACGATATTGCTTCTTACGTTGAGTTTGGCCTGTTCCTCGGGCATTGCCTGTGCTTGCAGACTTAACTTGCTGCTTACGGGCTTGCTTCTCAACTGCTACCGTCTGTTCTGCAACAGAGGCTCTCTCTTTCCAGAGGGAGAACAGTTCATCAGCGGCGTCGTAATCATACTGCTGGTCTGCTTGTACAAACAATTGAGTCCTAATCTTAGAGCCTTTAATCCACTCAGCAAAGTTAGCATCTTGGACAATGGTGCTCATCTCAGGGTGCTTACTCTGTAACTGCGACAAAGCTGTTTGCTTCTTGTAGTTCTGAGTTACTTGATTAGCTTCTCTAATACTAGGGTGATTCTCAATTGCCCTACTAACTGCGGCCTGTGGATCAACAAAGAAGTCAGTGTCGTCTTCTTCTTGCTGTTGTACAGGTGCTTGTTGTTGTGCGAGTTGTGTCTGGATGTAGTCATCAACAACACCACGAAGTTCACCAACCTCAGAGCTTTGTTTACCAAGGAGCTTCTCAGCCTCTTGGTGCATCTGAACTACCTCTTGCAAGGTTTTGTTCTGATACTTCTCTGGTAAGCTAGGTTCCTCTTGAGCTACCTCCTCTGGAGACTCAATAGTATCCTCTGGTACTTCTAGTGTATCTACGTTATCGTTGTTAAGTTCTTCTTCCGAACGCTCGTCTACGAGTTGTGCTCGTCCCATATTATTAACCTTCTCCGCCTAACGGTTGTGGAGTTTATTT